CTGATCGGTTGGCATTGCTATCGCCATGATACCGATCTAGGCGGGCAGAAGATCGCGGCCGGACGGCCCAAGCACCAGGTGGCGCACAATCTCGTCTTCACGAGGGCCGCATGAGAGAGCCCCTCAAAGTGTTCATCGGCTACGACGACCGCGAGCCGGTGGCGTATCACGTGCTGGCGCACTCCATTCTGAAGTGGTCCAGCGAGCCAATCGGGATTTACCCGGTGGCGAAGCATCAGCTCCGGCGGGACTTCACGCGGACGCCAGGTCCTACGGAGTCGACGGCCTTCAGTCTGACGCGGTTCATGGTGCCCTACCTATGCGGCTACGAGGGCGCGGCGATCTTCATGGACTGCGACATGCTGTGCGAGGCGGATCTCAACGACCTCTGGTTCTACATCCTTGCCAGCCCCGACAAGTCCGTGTTCTGTTGCCAGCACGATTACATCCCGAAAGACACGGTGAAGTTTCTCGGCCAGCCGCAGACGGCGTACCCGCGTAAGAACTGGTCGTCGTTCATGCTGTTCAACAACACGAACTGCAAGGCATTGACGCCGGACTACGTGAACCACGCCTCCGGGCTCGACCTGCACCGGTTCTATTGGACGGACGAGGACAAGATCGGGACGCTGCCGCTGGAGTGGAATTGGCTCTGCGGGGAGTACCCGCCGAACCCGCACGCGCACGTCTTCCACTACACGAACGGGGGGCCGTGGTTCCCAGAGACGGCTTCCTGTGACCATGCCGAGCGGTGGCTGATGGCGCGCGATGCGGCGATGGGGACATCTGGGAGCCGCTGCTGCGCTTGCGGGGCTTTCCATCCCGTCGCGAACGGCCTGCGTGGCGCAGTGTGCTACTCGTGCTCGTACAAGAAGTGCGAGGCCTGCGGGCAGTTCCTGGCCTGCTGCGCGTGCGTGCGCGAGAGGGTGTAAATGGGCGGACTGTATCCGGGCGCCGGCTACTTCGGGCAATACTCGATCAGCTTCACGCCGTCGTCGGGTGGGGGCACCATCGTCTACGTGTATCGCTATCTGGTCATCGTGAACGACTAACCGAAGGAGCACACATGCCTGCTGAGATCTCTCCGATGCTCTGCCTGATCTGGTTCTGCGTCGGATTCTTCACGGGCCTCGGCTGGGCGCTGGGGTGCTGGGTGATCGGGCGACTGACTCGATGAGATGCCACAAAAAGGGGGACGGTCGGGGTCATTCCCGATACGCAGACGCGCAGTAACGGCGAGCACTAGGCCGCTTGACGCTGGTGCAGCGTGCGGTAAGCCGTGAAGGCGAAGTGACGCGAAAATCCGGCAGCCATCCGTAACTAGTTCGTGGCAATGGTGGCCGGTCCCCGTGATGCGCTGAACGCCGGGCTGAGACAAGGCGTGACGGCCAGGAGAGACTGGCATTTCAAAGGAGTGCGGCAATGTTCAAGAAGATTGTCGGCGGCGTGCTGTGGCGATTCACGTTCAAGCAGGCGCGAGGGGTCGAGCGCGTGCTGATTCGCACGGAGACCGAGGACCCGGCGGAGGCGCATACCCTCGCCACGTGGTATCTGGGCCAACTGAACAGCCCGGCCGTTCGGTTTATGAGTGTCGAGCCGGCGGTGGTGGCAACCTCGGCGCAGATGGATGCCGTCCAGCGAGCGGAAGCGGGCCTGGAGGAGGAAGTCGTGGACGCCCTGGCGGACGAAATGGGGGGGCCGCCGTTGCGTCCGAAGCCCGTGAAGACGAAGACCTCGAGTCCGCACCCAGCGGACCGCGTTGGTGCGTAAGGTCGACGCCGACGCCGCGACCCGCGAACCGGAGCGACCCCCTCGCACAACCGAGGAGGTCGTCTTCCGGTACCTCCGCGACAACCGGGCACCCCGAGTCGGCGAGGTGGCCTTCCTGCTGCTCGCGGGCGGGCCGACGTGGTATGTCCGATGGCCGAACGGTTCCCTGCGGTGGGAGACGGAAGCGGCTCTGCGTGCGCGCGGCGCGACGATCCCCGCGCATCCGCTCCTGCGCCCTGTGGTGGACCCCGTGACGGGCGAGCAACTCTAGATGTTCCTCACCCCGCCCAAGGAGACGCGGCTCGTCCGCTGGGCCTCGAACACGCAAGGCGAAGCCTTCTCCTACGGGCCGCATCCGCAGTGCGCCTCGGGCGGGTGGGGCTCCGGCAAGACCTACGCCTTCTGTTTGAAGGCGCTCTGGCTGTCGACGACGTACCGAAAGAATCGCGGGGTCATCGCGCGGCACGTCGGCAAGGACCTGCGCGAGACCACGATGGCGACCTTCTACAAGGTCTGCCCGGCCTACCTCTACGACCGGCGCTTCGGCGGCCGGCGCAACGACCAGAACGGCTACCTCCGCCTGGCTGACACGCAGTCCGAGATCCTCTTCGTCCACCTCGACGATCCCGACGCAGCCGGGTTCATCCGAGGACTTGAGATCAACTGGTTCTTCATCGACCAGGCCGAAGAGAACCCGGAACACATGGAGGAGCTGTTCGACATGCTCCTTGGGCGTCTGAGCCGGTGGGACATCGCCGAGGTCCCAGACTGGATGGTCGCGCAGGAGGAAGCCGCGACGGGCCAGCCATGGCCGTACGTCCACCCGGAGAGCGGCAAGGCCGTCCCGCCGCCGTACCCGATGCTCGCCGTGAACCCCGACGTCGAGACCCACTGGGTCTATCGACGCTTCCACGAGGAAAGCCACGACTACCAAGCGAAGTACAAAGCGAGCGGGTATCGCATGTTCCACATGCCGTCCGAGGAGAATCAATTCCTGGGCGAGACGAACCTGCAATTCCTACTGGACCACGACGAAGCCTTCGTTCGGCGGAACGTCAAGGGGCTCTGGGGTCTGCCGGAAGGTGCGATACATACAGTGGACCCGCTGTCGGTCATCCCGGGGAGCCCGGAGCTCCTAGGCTACTTCCAGCAGCACTGCCTCCTGTTCCGGACGCTGGACTACGGCGACTCGGCACCGACGTGCTGTGTGTGGTGGGCCGTGGACCGGAGTGGGAACGTGTTCGCGTACCGGGAGTACTACCTGCCGAACGCGCTGGTGCGCCGGCACCGGGAGAACATCACGGACCTGTCGATTAACGAGCACTACGAGTTGAACCTCGCGGACCCGTCGATGTTCCACCAGATGCCGCAGAAGCAGGGGGGCCGCTGGTCGTTCGCGGACGAATACGCCGACGTCACCGAGCAGCCGCGGCACACGGCGATCTTCTGGCAGCCGGCCGACAACAACGAACTCGGCACGCGGAATCGCATCAACGACTACCTGCGCGTCGACCCCAAACGGATACACCCGTTTCAGCAGACGGAGGGCTCGCCCCGGCTGTTCTTCGTGAAGGTCAGTGACTCGTATCCACAGGGCTGTTACCATCTGCTACGGGAAACGCGGTCGCAACGGCGGCTGAAGATCGGCACGGACATGGGACGCCCGGTGTTCAGTGACGAACGGGACCCGAATATTCCTGACCATGCCTACGACCCGCTGCGGTACTTCCTCGCGAGTCGTGCGCCGGTTCCGGCGGCACCAGGCGTGAACATCGAGGGGACGTTCTTTCAGGCTCGGCAACAGGCCGCAAAGCTCCAGCGGCGACGGATGGGGGGAGTCCGATGAGCGACGAGGACCAGCGCACCGTAGGCGACCTGATTCGGAAGATTCAACGTGCGCGGGCGTTCCTGCGTCCGACCAACCCCCACAATCGCCTGCTGTCGGAGTGCGAGCAGTGCATCACCGACCTCGCGCTCCAACTCTACGAGGCTCGAGGAGGCGTCCTTCCGTCGAGCAATCGCGTGGAGATCGAACACGTTCTGGAACCAGCGCGCGGCAGAGAGGCTCTGTAGTTGGCAAAGAAACCGCCGCCGAAGCCCGTCAGGAAAGCGCCGTCCGCGCCGCCACCCGTCGCCAAGAAGCCCTCGGTCGGAGGGAAGGACGGCGCGAAGATCTGGAACACCCGGCTCGTCACGGCGAACAAGGACTACGACGAGTGGGCGAAGGAATACCAGGTCGATCAGCTCGCGAAGTACTACCTCGGGAAGCAGTGGCGGGGCTACGGCGAGTCCGAGGCCCAGCGGAAGTACACCATCAACCTCATCTTCGCGACGGTCGAGACCCAACTCCCCTCGCTGATGTTCTCGCGGCCGAAGGTGACGGTCGAGCCTAGGCCGTCGCACGAGATTCAGAACGCCGGCAGCGAGGTCGCGAACCGTGCCTCCCTCATTCAGAGCACCCTGCAGACGTTCGTCGACGACCCGAAGCTCCACTTCAAGTTCCAGACGACGCTGGCCCTGCGCGACGCCTATCCGCGCTACGGACTCATTGAGGTGGGCTACAGCGCCGACTGGATCGACAACCCGAACGCGGGGAAGCCGCTCCTGAACGAACGCGACGAGGAGATGAAGGACGAAACAGGCGAGGCGATTCGGAGGCCCGCGAAACAGATCAGGCCAGGGAGCGAGGCCCCGTTCGTCCGCCGGCTCCAACCGCAGTCGTTCCGCGCCTATCCAGGGCGCAACGTCCTTGAAGAGAACGACTGGACGGCCTACGCGGAATGGTTCCACGTCGACGACGTGAAGGCGAACCGGGACTACCAGAACACCGCCGAGTTGAAGCCGACCGGGACGATTCGCAATGAGAGCGACGACGCCGAGAGCGAAGCCGAGCGGAAGAAGCACGCGGGCATGGTGCGGATCTGGAAGATCTGGGACCTCCGCAAGAAGGTCCGTCATGTGATCGCCGAGGGCCATCCCGACTTCCTCCAACAGGACCGCCCGTTCAAGACGTTCCCGATCAGCGCGATGAAGTTCTACGAGATCGCGGACTCGTGGTACCCCCTGCCGCCGATGTTCAACTGGATGTCGCCGCAGGACGAGATCAACGAGACGCGCGACATGCAGCGCGTGCATCGCCGCCGAGCCGTGCGCCGGTACATGCGCGAACCCTCGGTGACGCAGGCGGAGTTCGAGAAGCTCGAGCAGGGCGACGACATGACCTGCATCGAGGTGCCGAAGGTCAACCCGTCGCCGATCATGCCAATTCCGGATGCGCCGCTCGACCAAGCCATCCAGACGGAGCTCGCCACCGAGCGCGAGGACTTCATGGAGATCACCGGGGTCTCCGGCGAAGCGCGTGGCATCCCGCAGTCGGACACGGCAACCCAGGCCAACATCATCAACGTGCGGGCCCAGCTCCGCGAGTCGGCGGCGCGCGTGCAGGTTGCGGACTGGCTGGGCGACATTGCGAGACGGATGCTGCTGATTCTCCGCGAGAAGATGCG